AGCAGGTTCCCAAAACAAGGACAAGCCTTTCCGAGACGCGCTGAGGATGGAGCTCGCCGCGCTTGGTGATGACGACCCAAAGGCCTTGCGCGGCTTGGCTCGGAAGCTCCTGTCGATCGCCGCAAGTGATGATGGCCTCCCGGCGATTAAGGAAATTGCGGATCGCTTGGACGGCAAGCCTGCCCAGGCGGTGGAGATGTCTGGCGGCTTGGCCCTTTCGCACGAGGACGCGTTGAATGAGCTCGATGAGCGACCGGGAACGGACGATCAGGCGTAAGCTCCGAGACGACTTCGGCCACTATGCGTCGCGTTGCCTGAAGATACGAACCAAGGCCGGCAAGATTGAGCCGCTGGTTCTCAACCAGGCCCAGCTTTACCTTCATGGGCGTCTTGAGGCGCAGCGACAGAGGACCGGCAAGGTTCGTGCGCTTGTTCTGAAAGGACGCCAGCAAGGCATCTCGACCTATATCGGAGGCCGCTATTATTGGCGGTCATCGCATAGCAAAGGCGTTCGGGTCTTCATCCTGACGCATGAGCAGGACGCAACGAACAACCTGTTCGGGATGGTGGAGCGATATCATTCGCACTGCCCGGATTTGGTGAAGCCGAGCACCGGCGCGGCCAACGCGAAGGAATTGAGTTTCGAGGCCCTTGAGAGCGGCTACGCAGTCGGCACAGCGGGCGCCAAGGCGGTAGGGCGGTCTCAGACCGTCCAGCTCTTCCACGGCTCTGAGGTGGCTTTCTGGCCCAATGCGAAGACCCACTTCGCCGGCGTCGTTCAGGCTATCCCTGATTTGCCGGGAACAGAGATCGTTCTGGAGTCCACGGCGAACGGGGTAGGCGGCGAGTTTCACGAGCGCTGGCAGCAAGCGGAAGCCGGTGTTGGCGATTATGAGGCCATCTTCATCCCTTGGTTTTGGGATCCTGGTTACAAGCGGAACGTTCCGCAAGATTTCAAGCTCGATGAGGAAGAGCAAGCATACGCCGACGCGCACAAGCTCAGCCTTGAGCAGATGGCCTGGCGCCGAGCCAAGATTGCGGAGTTGAAGGATGTCCTCCTCTTCAAGCAGGAATACCCGGCGACGGCTGAAGAGGCCTTCCAGCTTACGGGCCATGATAGCTTCATCAAGTCCGAGCGAGTTCTTGCAGCTCGTAAGCAGAGTTGCGAAGGAATCGGCCCCCTCGTCCTTGGCGTCGATCCAGCGCGCTTTGGAGACGATCGCTTCTCCATCGCATGGCGCCGAGGTCGGCAGGTAAGCAAGATAGAGAGCCGGGGCAAGATTGATACCGTCGCCGGCGCCAATTGGGTCAAGCAGGTTATCGACGCTGATAACCCGGCTCGCGTGTTCGTGGACGTTGGCGGTATTGGTGCTGGCGTTGTTGATATCCTTCATTCGTGGGGTGGCGTTTACCTGGAGAAGGTTACGCCGATAAACTTCGGCGGCGATCCCCAAGAGCCTGTCATGATCCTGCCGGACGGAACGAAATCGGCGGGCCCGCGCAATCGACGTGCTGAAATGTGGTCTCGCTCCCGTGATTGGCTCGATGAGCCGGGCGGGGCAGACATTCCTGATCTGGACAGCTTGCAGGCCGATGCCTGCGGTCCGGGCTATCACTACGACGTCAACCAGCGGCTTTTGCTGGAAAGCAAAGAGCACATGCGAGCGCGCGGCGTGCGTTCGCCAGACGAATGGGATGCCATCGCCTTGACCTTCGCTGAACCTGTGCATGAAGAGATCGAGCGGCCGCGTGAGCGTCGCCGCGCCGCATCGTGGTTGGGCGCCTGATGGCTGATTACGACACCACCGAGCCGGGCAAGGACGAGGACGATAAGTCCACGCCAAAGTCCGATTGGGAAGCCGTCCACGAAGATGCCCTGAAGGAGTACGAGCGCGACTATGAGCGCGAGCGTGCCAACATTGACGAGGCTTATGAGGATCTACGCTTCCGCCGCGGTAAGCTGACGGATCAGTGGGATGCGCTGGCGCTGGAAGCCCGTAAGGGCCGGCCCTGCCATGTCGTCAACAAGCTCCCGCAGTTCATCCGTCAGGTGACGGGCGACATGCGGCAATCCCGCCCTGGGATCCGCGTTGTCCCGGTCGATAGCGGTGCTGACGTCAAGACGGCCGAAGTCCGCGCTGGCATGATCCGCTATGTCGAGAACCGGAGCAAGGCGAAGCACGTTTACACCACTGGCGCCGATAGTCAGGTGACTTGCGGCATAGGTCATTGGGCCGTGACGACCGAATATGCCCATGCCGGAACGTTCAACCAGGAAATCCGCATCATAGGCATCGAGGACGGCGTTTCGGTGATCTGGGACGCTGATGCGATGCTTCCGACGAAATCGGATGCTAATCACTGCTTCGTTCCGAACGACATCACGCGGGCCAAGTTCGAGAAGCAGTGGCCTGATGCGAAGGCGGACGGGTTCGATACCGGGATCTATGGCCTAGGCGCCTCGGGCTGCTTCGATACTTGGCATTCAGACGACTTTATCCGCGTCGTCCAATATTGGAAGAAAAAGCCGATCAAGCGCACGCTGGCCCTGATGCCGGACGGCTCGATCGAGGATCTGACCGAACAGGTCAAGGGCTTCAAGCCGCAAGAGGTGCAAGCCGGTCTCGATTGGATGGCCCGGCAGAACGGCGCCCGGATCGAGCAGCGCGACAGCTACCGCATCTGCCGCTATCTCATCACCATGTCCGAGGTGCTCGAGGAGTCGGATTGGCCCGGTATGCATATCCCGGTCATCCCGGTGATCGGCGAAGAGGTCAGGATCGGCCGCGACGTCTACAGGCACGGTATCGTGCGCTATGCCCGCGACCTCCAGCGCATGGAGAACTACTACGCCTCGGCCGAAACCGAGGTGATTGCGCTGCAACCAAAGGCGCCTTGGCTCGGCACCAAGAAGCAGTTTCAGGACCATTACGACCTCTGGGAGACGGCCAACACAGAGGCGCATCCGTTCCTTGAGTATACGCCTGATCCACAGGCTGGCGGTCCGCCTCAGCGCGTCCAGCCTCCTGTGGCCTCTCAGGCGATCATCGAGGGCAAGCAGCGCAATTCGGAGGACATGAAGGCCGTTATCGGCATTTATGATGCCTCGCTGGGTGCAAAGTCGAACGAGACCAGCGGCATCGCGATTGCCCGACGTGACGCGCAGGGCGATACCGGAACCTACGTTTACCACGACAATTTCGCGCTTGCGATCGAGCGCACGGCCGAGATTGTCAACGAGCTGTTCCCGAAAATCTACGACACGATGCGGACCGTCCAGATCCTCGGCGACGACGGCAAGCCCGATATGGTCGAGATCAACAAGCCGCAGATGGTCAATGGCGTGAAGCAGGTGCTCAACGACATGACCTCGGGCAGCTACGACGTCGTGATGGAGAGCGGCCCGAACTACGCGACCAAGCGGGAGCAGTCGCAGGACGGCATGACCGAGTTCATCCGCGCATTCCCGCCGGCGGCGCCGGTCATGGGCGACCTCTACGCCAAGGCCATGGACTGGCCGAACGCGGAGCAGATCGGGGAACGTCTAGAGGAGCTTCTGCCGCCTCCGATCAAGGCGAAGCTCCAGGCGGACCGCCAGAAGCGAGAGCAAGCCGCTGGGCAGCCTCCGTCGCCGGAGCAGCAACAGGAACAGCAGAACCAGCAAGCCGCTCAGCAGCAGGCGCAGCAGGCACAGGACATGCAGATGGCAGAGGCGCAGGCCAAGGTCGAAGAGGCTCAGGCCCGCGCCGCAAAGGCAAAGGCTGATGCGGAGAAGGCGGCTGCGGACGCTGAGAAGGCCAAATACGAGGCTGCGACCGCAAAGGCCAATTGGGCCCAGACCCACATGGACAACCTGCGGGATATCGAGCGCCACGACGTCGATATGACCCGCGGCGCGGTCGATCACCGACGTTCGCACGCGCACGCGATGGACCGCCACGGCGCCGAGATGACGATCCTTGGCCTCGATGCCAGCCGCGCCGGCGAGAAGCATGAAGCCCAACTGGATCAGATGAAAGCTCCGGTCGCGGAGACCGTGCAGTGATCTTTCTTGCCGCAGCGCTGCTCATATTGGGCCCGACGCGTCTGCCACCAGAAAGGGCGATTGGCTACCATCGAATCGAACTATGGGTTCCTACCCCAGGCACCAGTGACTACGAGTGGCGTTGTCTGCAAGATCGAAATCAGCCGTCGCTCAACTACATGGTTTTGTCGTGCGCTCTGAACGAGGTTGAAACCTTCGACTACAATGGGCGCGATACGAAAGAGTTTCTAAATCTTCTGCCTAAGTGAATTCCCCGCTGCCAATGGGGATGAACGCGATCACCGAGCTTCATGGCTCCGGTGTTCGCTTATGCGAACCCCTGACGCGTTCCGGGCTTGGCAGGCCGGACGCCATGGAGACTACTGTGGAAGAAGTTACAATAACGGTCCCAGAGGCCGGGAAACGCTATTTTGGGCTCAGTCGTAACGCGAGCTACGACGCAGCCAAAAGAGGCGAGATACCGACCGTAAAAATAGGAAAATTGTACCGCGTGCCAGTCCATCTCATGGAGAAGATGATGGGCGGTCGTGGAAAAGAAGATGCGCCGGCAGAAAATCAAGAGCCGCTTTGGCGTAAGGCTCAAAAGAACGAGCCTTTAGGGCGCCCTTCTGACGAGTGGAAGGAAGCAGGCAAGCTGAAGTTTCGTAATGGTTCGTTGCGGAAAATGATTGAGGCTTCGGCGGCGAAAAACGGATGCTCCATAAGCGAAGAGATTGAGCACCGTCTGTTCAAGACATTCTGGGACGACATCGGTCATTTTTGATCGAACAAAGAATTCCGGCGCTTAGACGCTGGCAACGAGCGGTCCTTCGGGGCCGCTTTTTTCATGAGTGAACGATGAGCGACCAAGACACGCTGGCGGCAACGCCGGACGGCACGACGACTGAAACCCCGGTAACGCCGGTCAATGACGGCATTATCGATCTGGATGCTCAAGAAGAGGTCCAGGAAGAAGGCGACGGCGACAAGCCCGAAGGTGAGGAGAAGCCGGAAGCGGCTGCCAAACCCGAGGACGAAGAGGCCAAAGCCGAGGAACGGAAGAAACTGAGTGGCGCGCAGCGGGCTAAACTCCGCGAACAGCGCTTGCTTCAGGAGAACTCCGAACTCCAACGCAGGCTGGAAGAGGTAACCCGCAAGACGCCGGCGGCAGACGCCAGCGATGCGGAAAAGCCGCCGCGTGAGGAAGATTTCAACGGGGACTGGTTCGCGTACCAGAGCGCACTTACGGCGTACAACGCCAGCAAGGCCGTTCGGGACGAAATCCGCAAGGACTGGGAAACCCGCGAGTCTGCCGAGCGTGAAACGAAGCAGGCCGAAATCGCAAGGGAGCGCCGCGAAGCGCATCTCGAGCGAGTCGAAGCAGCCCGCGAGGTAATCGCTGACTTCGATCAGGTCATGAAAGCAATGGATGGGGTCAAGGTTCGGCAAGACGTGATCGAAGAGATCATGTCCTCCGACAAATCCGACCTCATCTCCTACCACCTCGCAAAGAATCCGAACGAGCTCGACGCACTCAACGCGATGAACTCACGCGAGCTGGCCCGCGCAATGGGACGGCTGGAGGCCACGCTGAAGATGCCGGAAGCGAAAAGAGCAACCGACGCTCCCGCTCCGTTGACCCACCCGAAAGGTGGCGCCGCACCAAGCAGCCAGGAAGCTGCCCTTCAGGCGTATCTCAACAAGACCTACGGAGATCGTCGCCGTTAAGGCGACCGGGAGCCCATTCCAAAAGGAATAGGCTTCAATGGCTAACACCACTCTCTCTGCCAGCATCATCGCGAAAGCCGCTGTTGGCATCCTCGAAAACGAACTCGTCATGGCGAACGCGGTGTTCCGCGGTTACGAAGGCGAGTTTGACAAGAAGGTCAACGGCTACACGGTTGGCGATACCATCACCATCCGCAAGCCTACTGACTTCACGGTCCGCAGCACCATCACTGCGTCTGCGCAGGACGTGACGGAAGCCAAGACCTCGATCACCGTCAACCAGATCGCCGGCGTGGACTTCGCCTTCACCTCCCAACAGCTCACGCTGAACATCGGCGAACTCTCCGAGCGTGTTATCCGGCCGGCGATGATCCAGATCGCCAACCAGATCGACGTCTCGGTGATGAACCTGTACAAGGACATTCCGCAGTGGGTCGGCACTCCCGGCACGCTCGTTCAGTCCTTCGCAGGCTTCGCCAAGGGCGCGCAGAACATGGACCAGCGTTCGGTGCCTCAGGGCGGCCGCTCCGCTGTCCTGGCTCCGGCCGACTTCTGGGCCCTGGCGGGCTCCCAGACCGCGCTGTTCTCCCAGGCGATCAACAACAAGTCGTACCGGGAAGGCGAGATCGGCAAGATCGGCGGCATCAACACCTACATGTCGCAGAATGCGCCGACCTTCACCACGGGCCCGATGGGCGGTACGCCGCTGATCAACGGCGCCAACCAGAACACCACCTACGACACCACCGGCGCCAACACCCAGACGCTCATCACGGACGGCTGGACGGCGGCGGCGGCGGCTCGCGTGGTGGTTGGCGACGTCTTCACCATCGCCGGCGTGTTCGATGTCAACCCGATCACGAAGGCGACCCTGCCGATCCTCAAGCAGTTCGTCGTCAAGGCGAACGGCTCTTCGGACGGTTCGGGCAACCTGACCCTGACGATCGCTCCCCAGATCATCACCACGGGTGCGTTCCAGACGGTTTCGGCGGCTCCGGCCGACAACGCCGCTCTGACCTTCGTCGGCACGGCGAACACCAACTACACGAACAACCTGTTCTTCGACCGCAACGCCTTCGCACTGGTCACGGTGCCGATGGCGAAGCCGCCGGGCGCAGTTGACGTGTCGCGCCAGAGCAAGAACGGCATCTCGGTTCGTGTCATTCCGTTCTACGACGGCACCAACGACAAGAGCACCTGGCGTCTTGACGTTCTCTACGGCACCAAGACGATCGATCCGCGCCTCGCGGTTCGCGTCTCCGGCACCTAAAGGAACGGCGTAAGCTTTCAAGAGTTGAGCAGCGGCATTCGTGCCGCTGTTTCCCTTTGGGGCAGCATCAACAGGAGAATGTCCCATGTCGAAATTGCATGATGATTTGATCAATGAAGTCGAGTCGAGTGAGAGCGTTGCCGAAGGCGTGGATTCCCTGATGCGCGCGATTGCGGACCGCATCGAGGGCTGCAACGGCAACCAGGTGAAGCTTTCCGACCTCTGCACCATCCTGCGCGAGGATACCGCCAAGGTCTCCGACGCACTGGTGGCAAATACCGACGTCGCCAAGGTCAACAAGACCCGGACGACCAGCTATGACGCGCCATCGCCGGTGTTCGACAAGCCGCGCGAGGACGTCCGCATGGGTATGCCGCTGTCCTCAAATGATCATCGGGACCAGCAGTTCCCGGAGAATGAGAATACCGAGGCCGAGCGCGAGCGCATCCGCCGCGAGCAGGCGCTTCGTGACCGCGGCGGCATCCTGACGGCCGATACGGGCCTGCCTGATGTCCCCGAGGCCGATCGCAAGGCCGAAGAGGACCGCCGGCGCGCCGAGGAAGAGCGCAAGGCGCGCGAAGAGAACCGGCAGCCAGCGTAACGCTCCCGCAGACCCAACAACAGAGCCCGCTTTCGAGCGGGCTTTTTCGTGTGAGGTGACATGCCGACCGAGAAGCAGATCGACGCAGCCACGGACGCCTATCTCAAGGCCCGCGGCTGGAATGACGATACGATCAAGGCCAATTTCCTCACGCGAGCCGAAGTGCGCGGCCGCATGATCAATGCGCTGATTGCGGCGGAAGAGGCGGCTGATGTCCAAAACGCGGGCTGAGCTGATCAATCAGTGTCTGACCGACCTTGGCGTCATAGCGGCGGGCCAATCGATTGACGCTGATCTGGTGGCGAAAATGGATGGGTATATTGACCCGGCCGTGGCGCTGCTCGCTCGTCTTGAAATTTACTACGTGCAGGACGCCGGCAGCCTTGGCCCGTCTGACGGCGCAATCGAGGACGAGGCGTTTCTGCCCTTGGCGACGTGGATCGCCAATCAATCGTGCTCCGGCTTCAATCTTCCGGCCGACGCCAAGATGCAGGCGCTTGCCATGATCGCGGAGGACAATCTCCGCACGATCTCGGCACCGGCGCGCACCTTGCGGACGCTGCGCGTTGATCCAGCTCTTACAACGCCGCGCCGCGGCACTTATCGGGGCGGTTTCTGGTGAAACGTCCTATCCCGTTTCCGGTCCAGACGGCGCCCGGCGCCAAGTCTCAGGAGTCGGGCGGTCGTATCATCAATGGCTACGTCGAAGAACTCGGCGATCAGGCGCCGAACAAAACGGTCATTCGCCGCGGTCCTGGCCTGACGAACTTCGGGACGTCGGCGCGCACTGGCTATCGCGGATCCATCCTGGTCAATGGCGTGCTTTACGCCGGATATAACGGGAAGCTAGAGAAGTGGACCGCTGCCGGCGGGGCCTCGGTCAACGTCGGCAACCTGAACGGCACGAAACGTGGCTTCTTCGCCGCAAACAACAACACCACGCCGGATAAGGTCTTCGTTGACCCTGACGGCAACATTGCAACGTTCACGCCATCCACGGTCACTAACTCATATCCTGACGCAGACCTGCCATCGGTCAATTCGGTGGACTTCCTCGACGGATATCTGGTCTTTACGACCGGAGACGGCCGGGCCTTTGCCACGGATCTGAACTCGACGTCGGTCAATGCGCTGTCCTTCGGCAAGGCTGAGGCTAAGCCGGATGGATTGCAGCGCGTCGTTGCTTGGGGAGAGCGGCTGCTGTTCTTCGGCAACCAGTCAACCGAGGTATGGACAGACGCCGGAACGACACCGTTTCCGTTCGCCCGCGCCTCTGTCATCCCGCGCGGGCTGGCCGGTCCTTACTGTGTCTCTGGTCATGAGGACGGGTTCAGCCGCGGGCCGATCTTTGTGGGCGACGATAGTGTCGTTTACAAGCTCGATGGCTATACGCCGACGCCGGTCTCGACGCATGACCTCAACGGTCTGATCGAGGCGGTTGCGGACAAGACCACGCTTGAGGCTACCTCCTACATCGCCCGCGGTCATGCTTTTTGGCAGCTATCCTGCCCGGCATGGACTTGGGTTCTCGACACCTCGACATCTCAATGGGTTCAGCGCGACAGCTACCAGCTCAACAGATCGCGGATTTCCGGTGCAATCAATGCATTCAGTCAGTGGCTTGCAGGAGATACGCAGACCGGAAACCTCCAGGCCATCCAGACCGCGGCAAATGATGAAGTCGGAAGTCCGTTGAGGCTTCGCATCGAAAGCGGTCCGGTTCTTGATTTCCCTGGTGGCGCCGTCGTGGGTCGGGCTGATTTCTACTTCACCACGGGTGTCGGCATCGCCGGCGGCCATGATCCAGATCAGACTGATCCCGATGTTGAGATTTCGTGGTCGGACGATGGCGGGCAGTCTTGGTCAAACCCGATCCTGCGCAAGCTGGGTCGTCAATCTGAGCCGCGCCAGTTGATCTCGCTTGTGTCCTGTACGGGGCGCACGACCTGGCAGGGGCGGCGCTGGCGGCTCGACGTATCGAGCGGCGTCTATGCCGGCTTCATGTTCGGAACGATGTCAGACGATCCGAGGGCCATCTGATGGCACGCATCCGCATTCCTCCGATTGATGTCCCGGCGATCGATCCGGCAACTGGTCGTTTCACGATCGATTGGTACGACGCGATCAAGGCGCTCGAAAAGGTCGGGTTACTCGACCTTGCGGACGTGACGACGACGGCGCCGGCGGACACGAACACGGTTCGTTGGAGCGCAGCGCAGAAGAAATTCAACTACGGAGCCTGATTGATGGGCAACATCTTCACCGATCTGTTTTCCAGCAAGCCGGCTGAGGAAGCCGCGAAGGCAAAGGCACAAGGCTTTGCCAACGCAAAGACCGATGCTAACGCTGCGCTGGATACCGGTCTGGCGCAGGCTACCCCGCTCTATGACCAGGCATATGGCGATTTCAGCTCGCTTGCAGGCAAGTTTGGCAAGGGTCAGGACGCCTATAACGATGCGACAGGGGTCAACGGCGCCGAAGGCTTGGCGCGAGCACGATCCACGTTCACGTCACTGCCTGGATATCAGGAGGGCATCAACATGGCCCTCGACCAGAACGACCGGCGGGCAGCAGCTCGCGGCATCCTTGCAAGCGGCAACACCATTGCTGATACGACAAAGCTCGCCGGCGACTACGCCAGCCAGCATTATAACGACTATCTCAGCTCGCTTGCGCCAAACCTGTCTGGCGTGACTAGCGCGACTGCTGGTGGGGCAGGCGTTCGGACGACACAGGCCGGCGCTGACCTCGGAGTTGCGGGACAGCGCGCAGGGTTCGATTACAATGCTGCCACCGGCACAGGCCAAGCGAATGCCGACGCAGCGTTGGCTCCTTATGGGGCCTCACAGAACTTCTGGGGCGCGCTCATGGGGGGCGCCAACTTGGCTTTGAAGGCTTCAGGCGTCGGCGGCTTTGCTCCGGGCGGGAAATAGCTAAATGGCGAACGGTTTTCAGGGGCCTCCGGCCGTTGACTTCTATTCAATGCTTTCTGGTCTTGGCGATACGCTTCAGGCCAACGCGGCATTGAAGCAAAAGCAACAGGTGTTGGAGGCGCGAAAAGGCGCCTTTCAGGATTTCTCCGCGCTTGACCCCAGCTCGCCCGAATATGGGAGGCAGGCCCTCACGGTTGCGCAGAAACTCGGTTCTGTCGGAGATCAGGAAGGCGCACTTAAATTCCTGACGTTGGCGCAGACGGCGGCGGATAGGGCGAAGGCTGATGCCCGCGACACCCGCGATTTCGGCTTTCGGCAGACCGAGGCGCAGCGGGCGCAGGCGAACGCGGATCGTGCGTTCAACAAAGACAAATTCGTCATCAAAGAAGACCCAAATACAGGTCAGCTTGTCCGGGTCAACACCGAGGGCGGCGAAGGTCCAATCAATACTGGCATTGCCGCGCAGCCGAACAATCCGTTCAGCGCTGGCGGCAAGTTCAACGGAGACCAAGGCAAGGCGGCTGGATTTACCGACCGCATGTTGCAGTCTGAGGGCATTCTATCTGGTATCGCGCCGCCTCCGGGCCAAGAAGGGCCGCCACTGCCGGGCGTGCAGAACATCGGGACAGATTTCAGCCAGACTGCCTTGAGCAAGGCTAAGGAAACGCCCTTAGTCGGCAGGTTCGCAAATTATGCAGTAAGTACTGAGCGGCAGAAGTACGATCAAGCGAAGGCGGATTTCATCAATGCGCAGCTCCGCCGAGAATCGGGAGCGGCAATCGCCCCGTCTGAATTCGAGAATGCCGACAAGCAGTATTTTCCGGTTCCCGGTGATAGCCCTGCAGTGATCAAGCAGAAGGCAGCCAACCGGCGCGCAGCGGTAGAAGCGATGGGCCGTGAGGGTGGGCAGGCCTATCGGCCCAAATTCACGTTCGGCCAGGATGGTTCGCTCGTTCCTTACGAGCCAAAGGGCGCAGGCCAGGCCAAGGCTATTGCAGTGCCTCCGGCGGCCGTTGCAGCCCTAAAAAAAGATCCGCGGCTTGCAGCCCAATTTGACGCGAAGTATGGGCCTGGCGCTGCGAAGGCTGCTCTTGGCGGGGAAGAATAGCTTTGAGCAATTTTTTCGATCAGTTCGATAGCTCAGAACCGGCTTCGGCACCTGCACCGGCGCGGTCGCGTTACGCTGATGCGATCTCGGCAGTCGAGAGTGGAGGTAACTATCGCGAGGTCGGCCCGCACACCGGCAGCATGGGCCGCGCGCTCGGCAAGTATCAGGTCATGAGCGCCAACGTCGGGCCGTGGTCGAAGGAAATTCTGGGCCGCGAGGTCACGCCGGGCGAGTTCATCAGCGATCCGAAGATCCAGGACGCCATTTTCGAGGGAAAGTTCGGCCAATACGTCGAGAAATACGGTCCGGATGGCGCCGCTCGAGCATGGTTCGCCGGCGAGAAGGGCATGAAGAACCCGAACGCGAAAGATGTTCTGGGGACTTCCGTGGCCGAGTACAGCCGGCGTTTCAACAAGGCGCTCGGGCCCGACGCAAGAGGCGCTGTTGAGCAGTTTGCGCCCGAGCAGCCTGACGTCATGGCCTTCGCCGCTACCGATAAGCCTAACATGAGCCCGGCCAAGCCCGAGGCCAAGAACTTCTTCGACCAGTTCGATGAAGCGCCGGCGGCAAAGCCGACCCGCCCCATGGACCGTATCTATGTTTCGCCAGCCTCGGACGCGCCATCGCGCGCAATGCCGGGCGAGGCAAAGAAGCCTGACGCTGGGGCGCTTGACGCAACCATTCGCGGAGCGGCTAGTGGCCTCAGCTCGGGTTTTATTGACGAGATGGCCGGCATTAGGAACGCCGGTTCAGACAAAATACCGGAATTTGTTGCCATACCTGGGGTAGGGCCCGTTCCAGCGCGTGCCATCATCGGGGCGTACAGGCTCCTTGCCAACGGTGTAACTGGGGCAGACTCCCAAGCCGTCACGGACTATGAGGGCGCTCGCGATGAAATGCGGGCCGGCAACAAGGCGGCCGAAGAAAATCATCCGGCTCTCTACAAGACGGGGCAGGTCGGTGGCGCCTTAGCCGTTCCTGGTGGCGCGGCAGCGGCAGGGTCCAAATTGGCCCGCGTTGGGGCTGGGATCGTCACAGGCGCGGGCTTGGGTGGTCTCGCAGGCGCTGGCGAGGGCGAGGGCGCGGCCGATACGTTGTCGCGTGGAGTGGTCGGCGCTGGTGTCGGTGGCGTTCTCGGCGGCGTGGCTGTCCCTGTGATCCAAGGTGCTGGATATGTCGCTGGCAAGGTCGGAGAAGCCTTCCGGCCCATTGGAAACCTCATCAGAGGGGCAACCAATGTTGACGAACAGGCGGCCCGTAATATTGCCGCTGCGCGAGCGCGTGATGCTCGGTCCGGCAACATCAACGGAATGAGTGAGGCCGAGGTTGAAGCGGCTCGAGCCGCCGGCGCTCCCGTGATCAATGCAGACGTTGGCGGAGAGAACGTGCGAGCACTCGCGCGATCGGCCGCCAACACTTCTGCCGAGGGTCGAGCGGCACTTGATCACGTCATCAGCGACCGCTTCGCGACACAGAAGCCGCGGACGGCAGCGTTCCTGAAGCGCGAGAACGATTTTCCCGACACCCAGGCTGCAATCGATAAGCTCGAGGAAACAGCTCGCAGGACCAACCGGCCGGCCTACGCAAAGGCCTATTCCGAAGGGCAGGCCATTTGGGATCCCGGCCTCGAGCAGATTTCACAGGCTCCCGTCATGCAGCAGGCTATCCGCATGGCGTTCGTTACTGGACGCAATCGGGCCGCGCTGGATGGCTTCCCGCCGATCAAAAATCCATTTGTAATGAACCGTGAGACGGGTCTGCTCGAGCTTCAGCCCGGCTCAATCCCAAACTTGCAATTTTGGGATCACGTCAAGCGCAACCTCGACAAGATGGGCGCCGAGGGGCAGGCTTTCTCCAAGGCTCTCCGCGCGCATCTCGACGATATCGTTCCTAGCTATGCAACGGCCCGAGAGGGCGCTGCGCGCTTCTTTGGCGCAGAAAACGCACTTGAGGCTGGCGCGAAGTTCGCCACTATGAGCGGTACGGACGCCATTTCGATCGGTGCTGCCCGCAAAGCGCTGTCGCAACTCAATCCGTCCGAGCGAAAACTCTTTGAAACCGGCTTCGTGGCGAACCTCATTGCCAAGATCGAACAACTCAAAGACGGGCAAGATATCGTCAAGCAGATCTTCAATTCCGAGTTCGCACGCCATCAGATTACGCTCGTCCTTGGCGAAGCGAAGGCGGCTAGGCTCGAGGCTCATCTGCAAGTCGAGCGGGCGATGGACCG